CACAGAAAACACCAACTTTGCTGCGGGTGATCGATTACAGGTGTTTTGCGTAGACGCCGGGGGCAATGTGCAGGACCCCGTGGTCAGCCTCTTTATTAAGTGGAGAAAATAATGGCTTTCATAGTAAAAAACACCACAGGCGAACAACAATCATTTTTAGGAATTAAGCTTCCAGCGGGTGGAGAGCGCGATATCAAAGACTATTACACGCCGTTTGAAATTGCACACGATACAGTATTAATTGCTTTAATACAGTCTGGGGATATTGTAATCAATACTGGGAGTGCCGATTTAACCCCTTCGGAAGCTGCGGAGGTAATCAGCGGTACCGATCCTTACAATGGATTTGTAGTATTAGACTCAGACGATGGGACAAAAAAGTTTAAACTGACCGTTGATAACGCCGGTGTGTTAGCGACTCAGGAGGTATAATGCCTAAGCATTTTGGTATAGGTGAGAACATACAGCATAAAACTGCCGTATTTAGCAATACAAAAGTCGTAAAAGTTGTCTGGGATAAGCCCTTTTCCAAAAAACCAGCTATTCAATTGACCTTCAATGATTCAGGCGTGACCCCTGCTTATAAAACCAGTGTTAAAAAGGAGTCATGCAAAGTGAGGCTTAAAGAGCGGTGGAGCGGCGAAATTGAGGTTACCGCTATGGAGAGATCATGAGTACGCTAGAAATCATTATTAATCTAATGGATTATGAGGATTATGACGGTAACCCAGAAAGCGTGAAAGAGCTAACGGGTAAGATCAATGGCCAGCCGATTGCGCCTGTAGAATCTTTTGAACATACCGTATCGGATGAAGAGTGTAAGCTACAATATAAGGCCAAGCTTGCAGATCTCGAATATGAGTGGACGGAAGAACTATGACTTACCAGCGTGATTCCTTTTGTGGCCCTGCCGGTGATGGTAAATTATCGGAACTATTATCTGCCGGTATTAGCGCGGCTTTAGACAGGTTGGAACTGGATTTAGAGGACGCATGCCATACTCACGATGTAGATTGGAATGATGGCCCAAAAACCGTAGATGATCTCAAGTTTGCGATGAATGTATATCAACAGGTCAGGGAGCAAAAAAACCCCGCTTGGGCTAGTGTTATAGCATTAGTTGGCTTTGTGTTAGTAAGGGCCACCGCCATCGTTTATAAGCACTTTTAGTAGACAAATTTTATATTTTCTTTTAGTATGTAAGTGTTTACTATCATTAGGGACAACTTCATCAGAAGCCCACAAAGAGATAGTTCTAGGTGCCTACGGGATAACGCCAAACCATAACTATTTATAATCTTTTTGGAGGGCATGAAAATGTCTAAGACTTTATCAGCCGTAGAGGTTGAAGAATTTGACTCCGAGGTCAAGCAAGCCTATCAAGGTATGTCTAACCTTCGGAATACCGTTACATTCCGTGGTAATGTTACTGCGGGTACTTATAACTTCCGTAAAATGGGAAAAGGCTTGGCCAATCAAAAAGCGCCACAAGCTGACGTTACCCCTATGGACGTTGAAAACTCCAAGCAATTGGCAACATTGGAAAACTGGAACGCTCCAGAGTACACCGATATTTTCGATCAAGCTGGTGTTAATTTCGATGAGCAAGCAGAACTAGCCGAAGCTATCGCAATGGCCATTGGTCGTCGTGAAGATCAGCTTATTATTGATGCACAACTAAACTCAGCGACTACTAATTTAGTAGGTACGGACGTCGGTGGTGTTGGTACTGGTTTGAACGTGGCCAAAGTGCGTCGCGCTTCTAAGTTGCTTAATGCTTTAGGTGTGCCAATGAAAGATCGACACATCTTAGTTTCTGCCGAAGGTTTGGAGCAAATGTTAGGCGAAGAAGAAGCAACTAGCGCAGATTACAACACTGTTAAAGCGTTGGTTAATGGTGAACTCAATAGCTTTGTGGGCTTCCAATTCCACGTAATTGAAGAACGCGCCGAAGGTGGTTTGCCAGTTGCGACGAATATTCGTACCGGAATTGCTTATCATAAAAGGTCTACTGGTATTGCCGTTGGCCTTGGTCCTAAGACACAAGTTGATTGGGTTCCTCAAAAGACCTCTTGGCTTGCTAATGGTATGCTAAAAGCTGGTGCAGTTGCGCGCGATGCAGAAGGTATCGTTTTAGTTTCTAGCACCGAAGTATAGGAGGTATTGATCATGGCATTTTCAGCAAATACTTTCATTCGTTTATCAGCTCAAGCTAATAGTGATGCTGCTGCGGTTTTTGTCTACCGTACAGCGGACAATGAGGCAGCAGTTACGGCGGCTGATTACTTCAACCCAGCAGCGCAAGTAACAGGCGGTTTGGGGCTAAAAAACCTTGATGTGATCTTGGTTCAGGCTTCCGATGTCACCGCTTTTTATGAGGTGACTGTTACGGCTGGCGTAGTCGCTATCAATTTGACTAGCGCCTTTTCATAATTAGGATGGCCCCCGAAAGGGGGCTTATTCTCTATGACTACAAAAATTGAAATTGCATCTAATGCTTTAATTCTGTTAGGTGATAAGCCTATTTCTAGTTTTAGCGAGCAGGGCGCGGGCCCACAAGCTGCGGCTAATCTATACGAGCCTATTTATTTAAATATGGCAACTTCGCATTCTTGGGGTTTTAGCAAAAAGCAATTGCAGCTCTCGCAGAATGTAACACCCCCTCCCTTTGATAATTACCGATATTCCTATAATTTGCCCGCTGATATGATTCAGGCTTTTGGGCTTCGGTCTAATATGGATTATGAAATTTTCGCTGGCGGGCTTTTATACACAAATGACTCTAAGGCAGAATTTACCTATCAGATTCGACCAGATGAAGCATTAGTGCCACCGTATTTTGCGTGGCTTATTAGTGTTGAGTTGTCTAAATATTTAGCCATGCCGGTGACTGATAGAGCGGAAGTGCTATCAAACGGCGCTGTCTTGTCCCAAGAGCAATGGCTTCTAGCTATTAACCTTGATTCACAATCCGATACTAACGAGGCGGTTAGGTCTAGTCCATTTACGGAGGTGCGAGGCTAGTGGTATGGAATATTCAAACAAATTTTACCTCCGGCGTCCTTGATCCAAAATTAAATGGCCGTATTGACTTAGGGATCTATTATAACGGCGTACAATCCGGTGATAATGTGATCATTCTGCCTCAAGGTGGGATGACCCGTCGGCCTGGATTCGAGTATTTAAACACCTTGGCCGCTCGTTCTCGCCTATTTGCTTTTGAGTTTAATACGTCCACTTTATATATTATTGCGATGGACGAAAATAATTGGTATTCATACCAGCCAGATGGAACGCTAGCAGATTCAGGGGCGCATACATTCGGAGCAGACATTTTTGAAGCCGATTATGTTCAGTCCAGAGATACCCTAATTTTGGTGCATCCTGATCAGCCACCCGCGAGACTAAACCGCCTAAATGCGACAACTTTTTCATTTGTCAATATTAATCTTTTAAATATTCCTCAATTTAATTTTAATGACATTAATAGCCCGATTGCGACTTCTAACGCGCAGGAGATCACTTTTACCAATTTTAATACTTCTGATCGCTATCGATTAGTTCTTGAGGGTTTTTTAACTGAGGAATTAAGCTTTGCAGCGGACGCTGCGACCAATGCGCAGAGGATACAGGAGGCGCTGTTAGATCTACCGATTACGGATTCAAACCCTATCACCGTGGTTGTTGGTGTGCCTGGTAGCGTTGCGGGGCCCTACTTAGTATCTTTAGGCTTTGGATCTGCCGGCAATTATGAGGAATATAACGGGGTTATTGTTTCCGCTCAAAGTGTAAACGCGGAAATTTCAGCAACAGTAATACAGCCGGGGTCCTCTCAAAAGGAGGACGTTTGGAGTGCCACGCGCGGCTATCCGAGGACGGTAATTTTTCATGAAAACCGCTTAGTGTTTGGCGGCTCCAAGAGTAAACCGAACACCCTTTGGCTCAGTTTTGCGAATGACTTTTTTAATTTTAAAGAGGGAACCGGGCGAGCTGATGAGGCGATTATAGCGAATTTAGATACTGATCAACTAAACGAGATTGTGGGACTGTCTACAAACCGTAATTTACAAGTGTTCACTACTGGTCAAGAATTCTTTGTACCTACGAGCCCAACAACACCGATCACCCCTGAAAACTTTGTCATCAAGCCACAAAGCCGGTACGGGGCAAAAGAGGTGAAACCGCAAGTTATCGACGGCTTCACAAATTATATTCAACGAACAGGGGCTTCGGTTCGTCGTTTCCAGTTATCGGAATTTGAAAGCTCTTATGATTCAATTAGTGTATCTTTATTGGCACCAGATCTTATTCGTAACCCTACGGATATGACAGTGCAAAAAGGTGTATTTAATATTGATGCGTCGTATCTTTATATTATTAATGACGATGGCACTCTTGGCGTATATCTTTCCAAGAAAGAGGAAGGCCTTAATGGCTGGGCTTTGTGGACTACGGACGGCGATTTTCAGCATGTTGTGGCTGTTGGCGATGATCTCTATGTTTCAACAGAGCGCGAAATTAATGGCTC